TCATGCTTCGGCTCCTGCGGCTCGATACAGGCCGGTCGCAATATCGAGAAGGAAGTCCATCGTCACAACCTCGTCGTACCCGAACGAGACGTCCTTGCCATCGGCATCTCGCATGCCTTGCCACAGCAGGGCTTGCACGTGATCGGTGAGGAGTCTGGCTTTGCTCAGTGCCACGTCCAGGTCCTGCCCGGATACCACCATAAGGGGCGATCCGGGGATTGCGATTTCCTTGGTCTTTTCCAGGCTGGCCAAGTGGCTCATTGGGCACCTCCGGCGTAACGCAGCGCCCTGCACATTTCGAGAAGGTCAGCGAAGACGAACAAGTCGTCATCGGTGATCCGGTCGCTGTCCATGTCGCTCAACTGCCGATGGACATAGTCGAAGTAGATGTTGGCCTTCAGGTCACTGTGGATCGTGTCGATACCGGCGCAAACCTTGAATAGGGGGATGTTGTCCTGCACAGGGATCAGGCTGAACGCTTCTTCTTTGGTGACGGTCGTCTCAGCCACGGGATGCCTCCTTTTTCAGCGGGTGTCGGCAGACGTCGTTCTGGTTCTCGCGGACGTAGTCGAGCAAGGCTTCGGTTTCGTCCAGCAGGCTCTCAATGGCCAGCATCAGCCCATCCACGGTGTGCTCACTCAGCTTGTCGTGAAGCACCGGCTCGTCCTCCGAGCAGGTGTCCCGCGCATCCTGGCTGCCTGTGAAGTCGCGGCGTAGGACCGACATGATGGCGACGGATGCCTTGGTGTTACGGTCGACCCTCATCAGCCTGTTGGTGAGGAAATCGGAGAGCGGGTTGTCCCGCCACATCGAGGTGAGGTAGTGCTCACCGTCGGCGAGGCGCGGGGGGGCTGCGGCCGGCTCTGCCGGGGTTACACTGTTATTCGCCATGTTGGCTTCCTTGATCTGGTCGATTACGGGTGCGACTTGGCAGACGGCTCGGGCGCGCCAACGCCCGGGCCGTCACTGTTTCTGAGGTTCCAATCGGGCTCGAAGGTCACGGCCCGGTCCACGTCCATGTTCGATGGGGCGTAGACGTGGATCTCGGCTCGGTTCCTGTGCGCGCCGCGCAACTGAACCTGGATTCCATTTCCGATGAAGACGGTGGTTCCCGCCTTCACCCTCATGACGATTGGCTTTCCAACAGGGGTAGGCGTTTCCCTACTCATCTTTAAGGTTTCCTTTGTTCAGGTTCGCATGTGAAAATGCAAAAGTCGGGGGATGTGCGTCACTCGCCGCAGCAACGCAAAGAACGACGTTCGGATTGTTGGCGACTGCGATCTCAATCATTCGTAGCGGAACCAGCACGACCGCCGCGCTGCCTATGGCGACCCAAGCCGCACGAAGAAGCCTAGATGACGAAAGACTCGGCGCCGTGCCGTAACCGCCGCTCTGACAAGGGGAGTTAGGATTCATGCCGCTGCCTTTGCTAGTTCACTCCCAATGCAAGCGATGCCTTTTGGCGTGATCCTGGCTTGCTCAACGACCTTGTCGGTTCCGTCTTCGCGCTGGACAGTCGTGACCTTGTGGCACATGACACCCTGCTGGATCCTCTCCTGATAGGCCAGCCAACCGCTGTGGCCCGGACGTTGGTAGACCCAGCCATGAGCCACCAGCCAGCGCCGCAGATCTACCAGGCGGACCTGCAGAACCTTGGCTGCGTCTCGCATGCACAGTGAGCCATCGGCTGCGGCTATCCGATTCAGCGTGGCCACCTGCGGTGCCTGCTCGGCGACCGTCTGTTCCAGGCTGATCACTTTCTCGGTGTAGGTCAGAAGCAGGCCGCGCATCGCAGTGGGATCGTTCAAGACGGCCATTGGATCGGAGGCCCGCATCTTGATCCTTTGGGCCATATCAAAGAAGGCCCTCACCAGGGACTTCTTGAAAGAGCGCACGATCGGGCTGTTCCGCATGTACGTCAGGAGCAATGTGGACTGTTGCTCGTTGAGTTCAGCAAATTCGCGCTGCTGATCTCCACCGGGCGTGGCGAAGGTCTGGATTTCAAATCGGCCCCTTCCAAACTCCTGCAGATCCCCAAGGTAGGTCCGCACCAGCTTGATGACGCTGGCATGGTCGTTGTCTGTGTGATCGGCGATGGTCAGAGTGTTAGTAACGGCGGTGTCGCCGCTCAGAGTTACAAGGTCTGTCACGGGTTGGGTTCCTGTCGTTGGGCAGCAGTCAGCCGTTCCTGGCGCTCCCGGAGTGCTCGGACGATTTCGCTGGATTGGCTGCACCGGTTGATGAGGGCCTGCGTTTCAATCCACTGCTTTAGATCAAGAGGCAGGCGCAACTTGATCTGTGGGTCTGTCGTCTTCGTCATTGCTAGCTCCGATTTGGACCCATGTGGTCCACGGTACCCATGTGGTCCATTGCTGTCAACACCCATGTGGTCCATGATTTCGCTCATGAAGCGCACCGATCCTCAGTTCAAGCTCCGTATTCCCCAGGACCTCAAGGAGCGCCTTGAGCACGCTGCTGATATCGAGGGGCGATCTGTCACGGCGGAAATCGTTCATCGCTTGGAAGCGTCGTTCCCGGCCATTTCGGCGGAGCTTCTCAGGTCGCGTGAAGTTGAGGCCGCCCGATTCCGGGCCGCAGCAAGGCGACTGGAGGACGAGGCGCAATACCTTCAAACGAGAATCTCGGCTAAGGACTTCGCTCCGCTCACGGAGGAAGCGCTGAATAACAACCTGTCGAGAGTCCGCGCCGAGCAGGAACTGATGCTCGAGTTGCGCCGCCGTGCTTTGGACGACATTCAGACGCTGATCGCCGCAATGGGCGGCAAGGCCCCGAGTACCGATGAGGACGACGTACCCGTGAGACCCAAGAAGAAGCGCTGAGCACCTCACGCCACCGGCCGCCCGTCAAGCGCCAGCCATGTCATGATCCGCTCCGGGACTACGTACAGGGGGATCCCATGACTAGGAAGACCGTCAGCATTCTGCTCATCGTCTTTGTCTTGTTGGCTGTCGTGATCTACACGCAGCTCACGATCTTTGTCATCCAGCCCATTGGCGCTATTCCCGAGGGCAAAACGCTGGTCATCCTTCGGCTCAACAAGACCGAGTTCATCGACAGCGCCGATGCCATGTGCGAGCGAGAAATGGGCGGCGTATCGCTGCTGTGCCGCCTGGGAATGATGGGTGGTGTTGCGAGCAACAGCACGGTCTTGCTCCGCTTGCCGTACAGCCAGGCGCTCTACGACATCTCCACGGGCGGCAAGAGTTACGACCGCTGAGGACGGTCTACGGTGACCGTCTGCTTGGAGCGTGTAGGCCAGGGGAGGGCTGTTTCGGCAGCTTCCCGCGAGAGACTTCATTGGTTCACCCCATCGATCAGCCGTCGCCAACATGGGGATAGACTACAATTAAAATTGTGGTGCGATCAACAACGTTTGTTGTTGGCCTTTGGAAATCACCATTCTAATTGTGGAATGCTAACTGCCGCCAAAGAAAAACCCCGCCGGAGCGGGGTTACTCGAGGGTGCCGGTTGAGTTGCTAGATCCAGCCAAAGCCCTTTGCCATAAGCCCCGCAAGGCCCAACGTTGCCACGATCAACGCTGAAAAGAGCTTGGTGAAATCTGCCTTGGCCTCGGCACGGACGGTCTTGAACTCTTCTTTGGACTCAGAACGGATGGACCTGAATTCGCCATTCACTTCGCTGCCGAACTGCCGGAGGGCCTGATCCATGGATTTCAAATCGATCTTGATCTCAGCAATGTCTCGCTGGATGTACTCGACTGTGGCTTCAAGTTTAGCGACACGTGCTTCCATGCCGCCATCATGAGGTGGACCGCCTCCGCCCGCAAGCGGGTCTTCCTCAGCCGCAGCCTCGGTCCATGCGAGAACGCTCGTAACTCGTTCCTTGAATTTAGGGTGCATCGCTCGCACCCTGCCTGGTGAAGCCAGTCATTGTCTCGATAGTGTCGATGATCTTGTCCACGCCCGCTGGTTTGGTCTCATCCAAATAGTCAAGCAGGCCTCGTACTTGCTTGCCGAGTGCCTCGCGATCCGGGTGTGAGTGACATACGCAAATCATCGTAAATTCGAGGGCTGCGATCTTCTGCAGCAGCTCTCTAGAAATACCCACATGGTCCTTTTCACTCATCTCAGTCAGCCCATCCGCCAATCCAATGGACACGGCCTACGACCGTGATCGGTTCCCGCTTGGAGTCCATCCGCCGCGGCTTCTGCCAGTGGTGGTCGCCCTTCGGGTTGTCGCTAGCGAAGAATACAGTGCCATCCAGCACCATAGCGCGCTTCACGTAGTACTCCGGGTTGGCCGCGCCGTGGACCTGGATCAGGTACATCACGCCATCTACGACCCGGGTGTCTGAGGTGTCGAACAGAATTGCGTCGCCGTCCTCAATGGTTGGCTCCATCGAGTCGCCCTTGCCGTAATAGATGGCTAGGTTGCGCCCGTAGATGCCCCGCCGCCGCAGGCTGGTCTTCTTGAATTTCAGGCTATGGGTTTCAGCATATTCCTCAGCCTCCGCCCCGGCCGCCCCCAGGCCAACAGCCTGGGAGTAGCCCGTGACGTCGGTGTACTCGTTATCGTCTGCCTGGTGTCCCTGAGCCGGTGCTCCCAGGATGTCGCCCACACCTAGCGCTAGCCAGAGCGGGTCCACGTCCAGTGAGCGGGCAATCTCGGCAAGTGCGCCCGTCTTCTTGGCTTTGCCGGACTCCAGCTGGGCAATGGCCTGCTGGGAAATCCCCACAGACTTGGCGAGGGCGGTTTGAGACAGGCCTGCGCGCTCGCGCGCTGCGACCAGTCGCTCAGCAAGGGTCGTATCCATAAGGGGAGGGTGACTATCCTTGTTGTGATCGTCAAACAATTATAGTTGTGGTTCTACAGGAAAAGTAGTAGCCTCCCTTCCTATGAGCGAACCCATTGAGCATCTCAGGTCCGCGGTTGCCGCAGCCGGCGGCCAGAAGGCCCTTGCTGATCTGGTCACCGCATTAGGGCATCCCATCCGCCAGGGACACGTCTGGAGCTGGCTGAATCTCCAAGGTGGCTTGACCCCGCCCTACCTGGCTCCGCTGGTTGAGGTAGCGACTGGTGTCAGTTGCGAGCTTCTCCGACCGGATCTGCGTTGGGACCGGGATGCCGAGGGGAGGGTGATCGCCTACGGCGTGACGTTGCAGCCAGTTGAGCCTGGAAAGAGCAGGGCAAGGCAGTAGCGGCCGGCCGGCGGCACTGAACGAAAAGCTCGCCCGAAGGATCGGGCGCGAGGGGGCAAGGACGGCGACCACCCTGCATGTGGAAGTGGCCATGTAGGTGTCTGGCGCTACGAGCGTGACGCGCTCGGGGGACAACCCAATGTCCAGATACAACGAAGCCCCCGCTGTCGGGCAGACAGATGCGGAGGCTTCGTTCAGAGCGAGGCCACTATGCCACACGCAACTTCGCGGGAAAACCCGAAATCCGGTCCGCGCCACATCAGCGCGGTTATGAACGATGCCCTCGAGGCGCTCAGGGAGCGCCAGGCGAGGCCATTGGTCCGCCTGCAGGAACGCTTGCCTGACGGCCGCATTGCCGTAGAGGTCTATGACCGCGCCCGGCGGGGCGATGAGCCGACCTATGATTTCTACTGCTCTGGGCCCCAGCAGGCGTTGGAGTGGATCCAGCAGATGTCTGGCAAGCGCTGGATCACCACGGAGCACCTGGGGGCCTTTGCAACGTTGATGTTGGCTGCTTTCCCGGAAGTCTCGGGGGTATCGGCATGAGCTTTGAGGCGATGGCCTGGGCGGTGAAGTGGAAGCTGCCGGCCCAGCAGAAGCTGGTCCTGATCATGCTGGCCAACCGCACAAATGCGGATACGGGTCGCTGCGACCCTTCCCATAAGAAGCTCGCTACGGATTGCGGCATGAGCGCCGATTCTGTGAAGCGTGCGATCACGGGTCTCGAGTCTGCCGGCCTTCTTACCATCATCCGTAGGACGCGCGAGGGCGTGAGCTTGCCCAATCATTACACCCTCCATTTGGGGGTGGTGGGTGCTGACAGCACCGACGGGTGGGTGCACACAGCACCCAGGGTGGGTGCTGACAGCACTACAAAACAGGAATCTAAACAGGAAGTAGAAACAGATACGTCGCCTGACGGCGACATGGACGTCGACGAGGGAGGGCAGGAGCAAAAGGATCTGCTCGGAGCGAGGCCGGCTACCGGCTGCCCACAGGAAGCAATCATCGCTGCCTACCACAAGGAACTGCCGAACTGTCCTGAGGTGCGAGGGTGGAGCAAGAAGCGGCAGGACCATCTACGTGCGCGCTGGAAGGAAGAGCCGTGCCGGCAATCCGTGGAATGGTGGCGCGGCCTGTTCGCTTGGATGAAGGAGAGCGATTGGCTGATGGGTAAGTCCGGCAGCTTCCTGGTCTCCCTGCCGTGGCTGATCAAGTCCGAGGAGAACCTGCTGAAGGTGATCGAAGGCACTTACCACAACAATCGCAAAGGGGAGCAGGGCTGATGCGCTTTGATCCCAATCTCCCGCCGCATAGCGTTGAGGCAGAGCAGGCTGTCCTGGGTGGCTTGATGCTGGCTCCGGAAGCCTGGCCGCTCGTGTCGGACACACTTTCCGCCGATGACTTCTACCGCCACGATCACCAGCTGATCTTCGAATCGATCCGGACGCTGGCGGAGAAGCAGCGCCCGTTCGACGCCGTGACCATTGGCGAGTGGTTTGAATCGCGGGGTAAGCTGGATCTGGTCGGCGATGGCACGTACATCACGGAGCTGGCCAGCACGACGCCGTCGGCTGCCAACGTGGCCGCGTATGCTGAGATCGTTGTGCAATACGCCGGCCGTCGTCGGTTGGCTGACGTTGGCCGCAAGGCAGTGGAATCTGCCCGCCAGCAGGATGGCCGCGAGTTTCCTGAGCTCCTGGCGGAGCTGACGCAGGACATTGCAGGGCTGCAGCCGGCCCAACGCGGCGGACTTCGGCTTGCCGGAGAGACGATGGTTGGATGGTGGAGGCGGTGGCAGGATCGCTATCACTCGGGCGCCGCTTTGACCGGGCTTGAATCGCCTTGGGCGGAGTTCAACCGGGTGACCCATGGGCTGCAACCGTCGACGGCGTATCTGATCGCTGGCCGGCCCAGCATGGGCAAGAGTATCGCGGCCCTTAACCTTGCCGTCTTCAACGCCCTGCGCGGCGTCACCGTCGGTATGTTCAGCCTGGAAATGAGCATCGATGATTGTCACAACCGGAATGTCGCAAGCGTGGGCCGCATTCCTCATGACTGGGTGATCAAGCCGACCACCGTGTGCGAGGACAGTGAGCTCTACCTGGACCGTATGACTCCGACGATCCGTGATCTCAAGGCGGCGCCGCTTTACATCGATGACACAGCTTCGATCAACGTGCGCCAGTTCGAGGCGCGCGCCCGGCGTATGCATCAGCGCACGCCGTTGCAGCTTTTGGTGCTCGACCACATCCACGACTTCGATGTGGATCCTCGCATGGCACGCTTCGAGTACGGCCGGATCCTCCAGAAGGGGAAAGACCTCGCTAAAGAGTGGAAGATCCCACTTGTTGCTCTGGCTCAGCTGAATCGCAGCGTCACGGGGCGGAATGAGAAGCGGCCGACCCTGTCAGACCTGCGCGAATCGGGCGAGCTGGAACAGAAGGCCGACGTTGTGGTGCTGCTTCACCGGGAGGACTACTACGACACTCCAGAGCAAAAGACCCACCTGCAGGGCGTCGTGGAGATGCACTTTGCGAAGGGTCGAAACATCCGTGCCGGCGAGAGGATCAGCTTGCAGAACCGCTTCGATCAGATGCGGATCGACAATTGGGACGGGCCGATGCCGCGTAAACCGGAGGCCGCGAACGACGATCAACCGCCGCGTCGGACCAGCTATGGTCCTGGCCGTAGGTCCTACGGGGGGATCGGTCGATGACCTTCATTCCAACGGGGTCCCAAGCGCTCAGGCATTTCGCCGACACCCTGGACCAACAGGCGGATCGGCTCGACCGCCTGTTGTGGAGGGATCGGGGACAGCGGTCTACCACCGCTGAGGCGTACCAATCTCAGAGAACGCGATTCCGTACGATTATCATCCAAACCAAGACCGGGTCCATGAAGCTTCTGCCGTTCACATCCACTCCGCCTTCCTTGCTGCAAGGAGCTATCTAGTCATGAAGCAATTCAAGAGTCGGGCTGAAGTTTCTGCTCTACCGGATTTTAAAAAGGAACAGCCCATCTCGGCGGAGAGCTACGTCGGCTTGGTCGGCTGGTACGCCTTTGAAAAGGAGGAGATGCACTGCTGCTCACTCAAGGAGAGTGGAACACTCTGTAGGACGCTCCACAAAAAGGGTTGGGTGGCACGCGTGTCCGGAGGAGGCTTAACCATTATCGGCGGGGATTGCGCGAAGAAGAAGTACGACGCCGATAGCACGATCATGCGCGATATCAACCTAGCGCAGAAGAGCATCGATGACGAAGCTGCCAAGCAACGGCTGGCCGAGCTTCTGACCGACAGGGATAGCGCCAGGGCTGCGGTGGCGGCTGCGTTCGAACGCCTTGACGGCCGCCGCCGCGCGCTGCAGGGCTTCATGGAAGCGGTGGGACGCAAGAATCAGTCCAGACTCGAGGAACTCGCCAGGACTTCAGGTGAGGTCGTGGTCGAAGGCAGGACTCCAGCGGAGGTGGATAGCGACGGAGAGGTCATCAGGGATGCCAGGATCGTTCGAATTCAGCTTCCTTCGATCTCGTCCATCGCAGTCTGCAAACCTTCCTACGTGACGCCAATGGCGGATGATCTGAGGGCGCTTCGTAAGCTCTACGACGAAGCGGACGCATTAATTGAGAGTGGGGGACAAAAGGGACGGAGGGCATTGGGCGCTGGGTTGGCGCGAACCGACAGCTCAGTTGCCGCAGCAGAGGACGCTGTTCGAGCTATCGATGCTTTTCTCAGTTCCGATTTGACCGCGGCCTGTTTCTTGGTCAATGACTGGAAAGACCGTAGCCGGATGGGAAGGCTTGCGATAGAGCGCTCAGGTGCGGAAGGCGACCCCAAGGCCTGGATCCAAAGAATTGAGGCGGGTCTGCGTCGCAAGTACAACGTCACCAAGATCGTAATCGGGGTATCCAGATGAGCACTGACAAGCGACCGATAGAAGAGCGCATCGCCGCCCTGATGGGGAAATCTGCCTACCGTGACCTTCGGGATGGATTTTTGGTTGGAGGGCTTCCGCGATTCACGGACCAGGACGTTGCCGCCGCCGTAGGTGCAGCGGCACACCTGGGCTGCCGTGTGGGGGTGATGGCGCTGGAGACCTACTACGGCTCGACGCTTCTACACCAGGCTGCATTGCTGAGGGAGTGGGAGGATGCCGAAAGGAAGGAGGGCGACACCCGTGAGCAAATCGTCCTGACTAGGTTTGGTGGTGCCCTGGCCATTCAGCAGATGGCAGGTGGAAAGGTCGCCAGTTCCGCCTACAGCGAGTACGCCTACCTGATCTTCTCACGCCGTGAGAAGCTCGAGGCCAGAGTCAGGGCGGCAGGGGCCTGGTTAGAGGAACAGCGCTTTACGGCGCTTCGGGAGGTCAAAGCCCAGCTTTTCCACGAAGCCGCTTGACGGGACGAAAAACACCCCTCAAAATCCCATCATGCGCTTTCTGCGCGTGACCAAACGGCTCGCCACACGGCGGGCCGTTTCCATTACTGCCCCAGGCGGTACTGAGCTAGGCGGCGCTGGATCGAGTTGAGCCGGAACTCAGGCGCAGCGGTGCGGAAAGTCACCGCCTCACCGCTTTGGACCTTCACGTCGTGGGCGTCTTCGCAGATCCGTTCAATGTCACCCAGCGCGGTCTGTGCTGCGGCAAGCGCTAGCTTGATCTGCGCGAGTTCTCGCGCGAGGTTTTCGGATTTCATGTCGCCAAGCTTCCTGCTTAGTGGGGGATGGTGCCGGGGCGGCAGGCACATTGAACGAAGTAATTGTTTCGGGGGCAACCCCGACAGACCCGTCCGTTAGTAGGGGCGGGCACCAGTCAGCAGCGTAGAGAAGCGGCATCTCGCCGGGTTCATACCCCGGAGGTCACCCGTTCGAGTCGGGTCGCTGCAACCACCTTGGAATGACCATGACAAAGATCACTCCCCAACAGGCTGGCGGCGTGAATGTCGTGGCCTTCCTCGACATGCTGGCTTGGGCAGAAGGCACGAGCACAAGCCCGGCGACCAAGGACCGTGGTTACGACGTGATCGTGACCGGGGCTGACCGTGTGCCGGAGGTGTTCACCGACTACTCGGTGCACCCGTTCTCCCGCGGTCGGAAGTCCAAGCGCATCAACAGCAAGGGCCTGGCCTCGAGTGCGTCGGGGCGCTACCAGTTCATGCTGAAGGACTATGCCCACTACCGCGACCTGCTGAAGCTGCCGGACTTCGGGCCGCTGTCGCAGGATCTCTGGGCCATTCAGCTGATCCGCGAGCGTCGAGCGCTGCCGCTGATCCAGTCCGGTCGCATCGCGGAGGCCATCGCCAAGGTCCGCAACATCTGGGCGAGCCTGCCGGGGGCCGGCTACGGCCAGCCCGAGAAGAAGCTGGCCAACCTGCTGGACGTATACCGACAGGCCGGCGGGAAGGTGGGCGGGAGCGCATGAGCATGGAAACCCAGCCGAGCCAGGACGGCCGCACCCGGATTTCGCTCGGCCCGGTCGAGCGGTGGATCGTCGGTGCTTTCGCCAGCTTCATGGTGGCGGGCGGTTACTGGCTCATCAGCTCCATGCAGGCGGTGCTGACCCAGCAGCAGGTCACGAATCAGCAAATGAACACTGTCCAGCAGCAGCTGCAGACGATCAACACGCAGCTGGCGGACGTGCCGGCGCTGAAGCTGGAACTGGCCAAGCAGGCCGTGCAGGTCGAGCAGAACAAGGCCGACATCAAAGAGCTGCGGCAGCTCAGGGGGTTGAAGTGAAGGACCGTTTCAACTGGCAGGGCGTGGCCGGCCGCGCGAGTACCTGGCTGGCCACTCTCGCCGCCGCCGCCGCCGCCGCGCTCGGCGCCTATGCCTTGATGCCGGAGCGCGCGCAGAACCTGTTCCCCGAGTGGGGCCTGATCGTGCTGGGCAGTCTGGCTGTCGGCGGCGCGTTCCTGGTGCCTGTGGCGACCAGCTTCAAGCAGAAGCCGAGGGGAGGTCGCCATGCTGATCCCTGACCCGATCCGGCCGTATGCGGACCTAATCCGCTGGGCCCTGTGGGCGCTGCTGGCCGGTGGCCTGTTCGTGGCGGGCTGCCAGCGTGGGGAGGACCGCGCGGCTGCCAAGGCCCAGGCCAGCATCGCGAAGGCCGAGAAGCAGCGCGATGACGCCCGCAAGGACGCGGCGGAGAACCTGCGCGCGGCCAACGCCGCTGGCGAGCTGCTGCGAGAAGTGAACCGGCAGACCCAGGCTGCCATCGACGAGTCGGCCCGTAAGGCGGCGGCAGCGAACGAGGCTGCGCGTCGGGCCGAAGCGGCAGCAGCGCATAGCCTGCGCCGCGCGACCCAGGCCGAACAGGCCCTGCAGGCAGCCAAGAACCAGCCGGGTTGCCGGCAGCAGTTGGAGCAGACCCTATGCGACGCCATTCCGTTGCTGTGATCGTGGCTGCGGCCCTGCCGCTGTGCGGGTTCGGCAGCTGCAGCAAGGCTGAGAAGCCCGATCTGCCGAAGGTGGTGTATGTCCCGGTCGAGCGCATCGTGGCTGTGCCGGCGGCCCTTACGGCTCGCTGCCCGGCCAAGCGCGCCACCTCGCGCACCGTGGAGGCTGTCGTCGCTGCCTACAACGCCAACCTCCTGACCCTGGAGGCCTGCGACAGCCGCATGGGCGCGATCGAGAAGCTGGGCACCAAAGACAAACCATGAGGGCGGCTGGTCGACCGCCATAGCACGTACGCCTGTGCTGTCAATGGGCCGGCGCAAGCACTGAGCACTGTTGTCGACCATTGATCCATGTTGCCTCAGCGACACAGTTCGCTGGTGAGGCACATCGTCTCCAGCGCGGCCTAGGTTCGCTACCGAACGTCTGTCGTCCTGCCCGACAGGCTGGCCGCGCTCTCTCTCCAGGCAGATCCGGTAGGGGCAGGTAATGAACATCGACTCCATCCAGGACATGGTGATGCTGGCCGACGGTCAGCCCGTGGCGGATAGCCGTAGAGTCGCGCCGAGCTTTGGCAAGAGGCATCCAGACGTCCTGCGTAAGATCCGAGCGCTTTTGAAGAAGCTGCCGGATTGGGGTGCGCGCAATTTTGCACATACCCCCTTCATCGATAGCCAGAACGGTGAAACCTACGATGCCTATCAGATGACCAAGGACGGTTTCATGATGCTAGTCATGGGCTTCACTGGCGATCGCGCGCTGCGGGTGAAGCTTGCCTTCATCGACGCCTTCAACCGCATGGCCGAGTTCATCCGCACCCAGGCATCGGGTGCAATTGAGCGCTGGAACGTGGCGTATGTGGAGTACCGCCAAGAGCGCGAGCACGTTTCCAACTGCGCCAAGGACATGAACCGCTGGAAGCGCCGGAAGGTGGAGCACCAGCAACGGCTGCAGCAGCTCGATCCGCAGCTGAGTCTGACCTTCAGCAGTGGGTTGCCGCTGTGAGCTGGGTTGAGGGAGTGGTGTACGTCGCTGCCATCATCGGCCTGTGCGTCATCGTGGATGCCGTCTGCGCCACGGTGCGGTACTGGTGCGGGGAGCGACAGCGGCGCCACTACCCGATGCCGGCGCCGCCGGAACGCAGCCCGACCGCTCCACCAGGAGAGGAATGATGGCCGGCCAGGTTGGAGCAGGGCGCCGTATGCTGGCGCTGGGAAGGCTTAAAGCCGGAGCGCTCAACAAGACTGAAGCCGCCTATGCCGAGCGCCTGCGCGCGCTGGAGGCATCCGGCCAGATCCTCTGGCATAAGTTCGAGGGCCTGAAGCTGCGCCTGGCCGACAACGCGTTCTACACCCCAGACTTTGCGGTGGTGGCTGCTGACGGCGTAGTCGAGTGCCACGAGGTGAAGGGGCACTGGCAGGACGATGCCCGCGCCAAGATCAAGATTGCCGCAGCCATGTACCCATTCCGCTTCATCGCGGTGAAGGTCAGGCGCAAGCGCGACGGCGGTGGCTGGGAAGTGGAGGAGTTCTGATGCACTCGACTGTGACTGCGTCAGTCCACATGAGGTGGTGGTTGCGCTGGTATCTGGCCGCTGTGATTTGGTTTGCCAGGGCTACAGGCATGGAGCCGGACTGGGAGCGGGTCGAGTGGTGTATACGTCGCGGCCTGGTGCTGCGGACAACGAGGGCCAAAGATGGACGTAGTACGGATTGAGGACTTGGCTGCACGCATTGACGGCAGCACCGATGCCCGTATCGAGTGCTTGGTCGGGATCGTCCTGAGCTGACTGTTCTCCCTTAGTCGCATTCCCATATTGCGTCCCTGCGGTTCCAGATCGGAGCGTCAGCAGTCGCAGCTGTCACGAGGCGTATCGCGGCGATGCACTTCCACTTAGAAATGTATCCGTGTGGGCTAACTGCAATCTTCTTGCCGTTGGCGGCTAGCAGTTGCCAGCGCCATTTCCCGTATGCATCTACCCACATGTTGAACCGAACACCACCGTCAAGAGACATTGTCCGTGCCCTTCCCACTGCCCGATTCCATAACGAACAGTTTCAACGCCGAGTACGACTTCTGTCCATCGGAGGATAACGAACCGTCCGTCCCCAAGGCTTCCGGCGTGGAGGGCGGCGCACCGGTGCAGGACGAAGGCGCCGAGCTTGCGCGCGTCCACCTGGAAGGGAAGCCGTACTGATGGCGGCAGGCCCGACCCCGCGCCGCGGCAGGACCCGGCAGACAGGCGGCAGCGCCTTCGCACACCTGTATGGCACCGCGCGCTGGCAACGCACGCGCAAGGCGCAGTTGGAGCGTGAGCCGCTGTGCAGCAGGTGCAAGGCGAGAGGCCACGTCACGGTCGCTACGGTGTGCAATCACACCAACGGCCACCCTGCTGGAGAGACGGAGGAGATGTTCTGGACTGGACCCTTCGACAGCCAGTGCGCCGACTGCCACAACGTTGACCAGGCGCGTCTGGAGCGGGGTGCGGTGCAGGTCCGAGGGTGCGACGAGGACGGGTGGCCGATCACCAGCTGACGCGTTCCACGTCCATGTTCCATAGAGGGGGGGTGGATTTATGCCATTTCCACCGGGCTAGACCGACCGTCCCCTGTTCTTGGCGCATCCACAGTTGGAAAGACGACCCCCTCAAGGAGGGGAGAACATGGCAAATCCCCGTACGCCAGCGGCAAAAGCCGCAGTGTCTGGCGCTGCGGAAAAGAACCCGCAACGGCATCGAAATCGGAAGACGCCCAAGGGGCCGAAAGCGATCGGCGCTCCGTACAAGGGCATGACCAAGGAGCAGGTGGCCGTCTGGAAAGAGCAGGTAGAGAACATGCCGTGGCTGCATGCCGGGCACCGCCTCCTGCTTCGCCAGGTTTGCATCTTGGCCGCGCGAATGGCGACTGACCCCGAAATGGGTGTTTCCGCGATGCAGGCGCTGGGCTCACTGCTATCCAAGCTCGGCGCCACCCCGGTGGATGAGACGAAAGTGAATCATGGCTCAGGCGAAGACGAAGACCCGGACGACAAGCATTTCTAACTGCCGGACCAGCGAGTACCCGCTGGCTGTAGTTGAAGGGCGAATTGTGGCGGGGCCCCACGTGCGCAACGCCTGCCGGCGGCACCTGAAAGACCTGGAGGACGCTCACGAGCGCGGCCTGTACTTCGACCGGGAAGCCGCCGACAAGAAGATTGCCTTCTTTGAGGAGGTACTGCGGCTTAGCGAAGGCCAGTTCGAGGGCAAGCCGTTCAAGCTGCATCCCAGCCAAGCCTTCAAGATTGGCAGCCTGTTCGGCTGGAAGCAGGCGGACGGCATGCGGCGCTTTCGTCGCGCGTACATCGAGGAGGGCAAGGGCAATGGCAAGTCGCCCATGGCGGGCGGCATTGCGCTGATCGGGCTCTGCGCCGATCAGGAGGCCGGCGCCCAGGTGTACGCGGTTGCCTCGCACAAGGACCAGGCAGGCATCTTGTTCCGCGACGCGGTCAAGATGGTGAAGGCGTCGCCGGCACTGAAGAAACGACTTGAGTTCTCCGGTGGCGAGGGCAAGGAATACAACATCGCCCACCACAAGTCGCAGAGCTACTTCCGGCCGGCGTCCCGCGACGTTGGCAAGACTGGCTCGGGTTACCGACCGCACTTCGTCCTGGCCGACGAAGTGCACGAGATGGCTGACGGCAAGATCATCGAAATGATGGAGAACGGCTTCAAGTTCCGCCGTTCCCCATTGCTGTTCATGATCACCAACTCGGGCAGCGATCGGAACAGCGTAGCCTGGGCAGAGCATGAGCACGCGGTCAAGGTCGCAGCTGGACACCACGAGGCCGTGAACGATCCGACCTTCGTCGGCGAGGTCATTGACGACCGCACGTTCTCGTTTGTGTGCGGCCTCGATGAGGGCGATGACCCGCTGGAGGATCCGCGGTGCTGGTTGAAGGCCAACCCGATGCTGGGCATCACGATCACGGAAGAGTATCTGCGGGCCCGTGTCGATCTGGCCAAGCAAATACCGAGCAAGCTCAACGAGATCCTGCGACTCAACTTCTGCATGTGGACCGATGCCGATCAGGCGTGGATGAGTCGCGAGATTGTCGAGCCTGCGATGCAGTCATTCGACAAGGCGCAGCACCACGGCAAGCGCCTCCATCTCGGGCTGGACTTGTCGCAGAACCGCGACATTACGGCTCTTGGAGCGGTGGTGGAGACCGGATCGAAGGAGGTGTTGGTAGAGGTCGAGGGCAAAAAGACGCTGGTCAACAAGCCAACCTTTGACGCGTGGGTGGAAGCGTGGACGCCAAGGGACACGGTGAGGGCCCGTGAGCTGCGCGACAAGCTGCCCTACAGCACGTGGATCGCCAAGGGTCACTTGCACGCGCCAGCTGGCCAGACGATCAGCTACCGGCATGTGGCGCAGACGGTCGCGGAGTACGACCGAGACTTCGAAGTTGTCCAAGTGGCTTACGACCGGTACGCGTTCCGACAGTTCGAAGAGGAAGTGAAAGAGCTGGGGCTCTCGGTGTCGTTCGTGGAGCATCCGCAGGGCGGCCTGAAGAAGGGCAAGCCAATAGAGGCGGCAGTAAAGGCGGCCGCTGCAGGCGGGAAGCCGCCGCCGGAAGGACTTTGGATGCCCGGATCACTCCGGTTGTTCGAAGAGGCCCTGCTCGAGGGTCGAGTTCGCTTGCTCGGAAATCCCGTCCTGGTGTCGGCAATCATGTCGGCCGTCATTGAGAGCGACAAATGGGAAAACCGCTGGCTTTCCAAGGCACGTTCGGTCAACAAGATCGACGCTGCCGTCGCCGTGGTGATGGCCTTCGGCTCCGCACATTCATCGGTCGCGCCCGCCTCTGTCTATGAGCAGCGAGGCATCCGATTCCTATAGGAAACACAATGTCCAGGTTCAACGAAGAAGACCTTAAGTCGCTGGACCGGCTCTGGAATCCGCCGCCGGCTGCGCCACCAAGTGCACGCGCCGAGGCCGGTCAGTTCACGAGCATGAGTGATCCGGCATTGCTGGAGTTCATTCGGTCACAGGGCGGCAACGGAGGCGGTGGCTACCAGCTGCGCAACATGGCGGTGCTGAGGTGCCTGTCCCTGATCTGCGGGACCATTGGCATGCTGCCGCTGAACCTGGTTGAGTCGGGCGGAAGGAAGCGGATAGCGGTTGAGCATCCCGCGCACCGCCTGCTGAAGATCAAGCCGAACCCGTGGCAGACACCATTGGAGTTCAAGCGGCAGATGGAGCTGGCTCGACAGCGCCACGGGGATGCCTACGCGCGGATCGTGTGGTCAGCAGGCCGGCCAATCCACCTGATCCCGCTGGACTCCCTCGCGGTGCGGGCTGAGCTGGGCGACGACTGGCGGATGATCTACCGGTTCAACAGTAAGAAGCGCGGCGAGGTGATCCTCAAGCAGGAGGAAGTGCTGCACATCCGCGATCTATCCGTGGACGGCGTGACGAGCCTGTCCAGGATGAAGCTGGCAGATCGGGCTATCCGCCTGGCGCTGGACGCGGAACAGGCAGCGAGCCGGATCTTTGAGACCGGCAACATGGCCGGTGGTGCCATCGAGGTGCCCAATGCGCTCAGCGACGTCGCCTACGAGCGCATGCGCACTTCCCTCGACACCGAATATGCCGGCGCAGCTGCGGCGCAGCGCTGGATGCTGCTGGAGGAGAACGCCAAGGCCAACAAGTTCGGCAGCACCGCCCAAGAGGCCCAGCATGTCGAGAACCGCAGCGCACAGGTGGAGGAGGTGGCCAGGCTCTACGGTGTTCCCCGCCCGCTGCTGTTCCTGAGCGATACCAGCTGGGGCACCGGCATCGAGCAGCTGGGCATCTTCTTCCTGCAGTACACGATGCTGGAGCACTTCACCAACTGGGAGCAGGCGGCCGCGCGATCGCTGATCGACGAGCGGGATCTGGAGCGCTACCAGCCCAAGTTCAACGTGCGGGCGCTGATGCGCGGCACGCTCAAGGATCAGGCGGACTTCTTCAAGGCCGCTCTCGGCTCCGGCGGTACGGCGCCGTTCCACACGCAGAACGAGATCCGCGACCTTCTGGACTATCCGGAATCGGATCAGCCCGGGGCCAACGACCTGATCAACCCCATGACACAGAAGGGAAAGAGCAATGAGCCTCCGGCAGCTGCCTGAAATCCGTGCTGAGCGACGGCTCGGCGCAGCCCAGTTCGACATGCGCCCCGACGCGCTCGAACGCTGGGAACCCGAAGTACGCGCCGCCGGCAACGACGCGAACAGCATCTCGATTTATGACTCGATCGGCGAGAACTGGGAGGGAACCGGCGTCACCGCCAAGCGCATCAGCGCCGCCCTTCGCGCGATCGGCGATAAGGACGTGGTCGTCAACATCAATTCGCCGGGCGGTGACTTCTTCGAGGGGGTCGCGATCTACAACCTGCTGCGTGAGCACCCGGGCAGGGTAACCGTACAGGTCATGGGTTTGGCCGCGTCGGCGGCGTCGGTGATCGCGATGGCAGGCGACGAGATCCTGATGGGCGACGGGTCATTCCTGATGATCCACAACGCTTGGGCGGTGGCCATCGGCAATCGGCACGATATGGCCGATGCGGCAAAGCTGCTGGAGCCCTTCGACACGGCCATGGCCAAGGTCTACGCGGCCCGCTCGGGTGTCACCGAGGCCGAAGCTGCCCGGATGATGGACGAAGAGACCTGGATCGGCGCCGCTCAGGCGGTAGAGGACGGCTTTGCCGATGGCCTTCTGGACGGAGCTGCCGCCACCAAGGATGCCAAGCAGGCATCGGGTGGGCGTAAGGCTCTGGCCTTGGTCGAGGCGGCAATGGCCAAGGCGGGCCACTCCCGCTCCATGCGGCGCGACACCCTGAAATCGCTTTTCAACGGCAAGCCGAGCGCTGCCGAGTACGCCACGCCGAGCGCTGGCGGCAACGAAACCTCGGCCCTGCTGCAGGGCCTTCTCGACAACATCAAAGCCTAAGAGGCCAACACATGACCAAGATGACCCACGGCCGCGTCCCGCGCGGCCTCGTTTCCGTGCGCGCCGATGGCGGCAGCCAGCCCGACGTGAAGGCGCTGGTGGAGTCGCTGAACAAGGCTTTCGCCGAATTCAAGGCCGAGCACACCAAGCAGTTGGAAGAGATCAAGCAGGGCAGCGCCGATGCACTGCAGGCCCTGAAGGTCGACAACATCAATGCCGACATTACCCGCCTGCAGGCCGCGGTAGACCAGGCCAACACCCAGATGGCCGCATTCCAGATGGGCGGCGGCAGCGCCGGCAGCGGCGTGGCTGACGCCGAATACACCGAGTCGTTCCGTGCTCACTTCCGCAAAGGTGAAGTGCAGGCGGCACTCAACAAGGGCGCTGCCGATGAGGGCGGCTACCTGGCTCCGGTCGAATGGGACCGCTCGATCACCGACCGGCTCGTGATCGTCTCGGACATGCGCCAGCTGGCCAACGTGCAGCCCTGCTCCGGGGCGGGCCTGACCAAGCTCTACAACACTGGGGGCACTTCCTCCGGCTGGGTGGGCGAAGAGGATCCGCGCCCGGAAACCGCAACGGCGAAGCTGCGCCCCCTCAGCTTCGGCTGGGGTGAGATCTATGCCAATCCGGCGGCGACCCAGCAGCTGCTGGACGACGCCGAGATTGACCTGGAGGCGTGGTTGGCTGGTGAGGTCGAGCTGGAGTTCGCCAAGCAGGAGGGGGATGCGTTCTTCTCCGGCAATGGCGTCAACAAGCCGTTCGGCATCCTGACCTACGTGGAAGGTGGCGCGAACGCGGCCAAGCACCCGTTCGGTGCCATCAAGGCCGTGAACAGCGGGCTGGCAGCCGGCATCAACGGTGACAGCATCCTGGACCTGGTCTATGACCTGCCCTCGGCTTTCACCGCGGGTGCCAAGTTTGCGCTGAATCGCAAGACGCAGGGCGTGGTCCGCAAGTTGAAGGACGCGCAGGGCAACTATCTGTGGCAGCCGTCGCTGGTGGCCGGTCAGCCGTCGACCCTGGCCGGCTTTGCGGTGCAGGACGTGGCCGCGATCCCGGACGTGGCGGCAAACGCGATTGCCGCGCTGTTCGGTGACTTCAAGCAGACCTACACCGTGTATGACCGCAAGGGTGTGCGCGTGCTGCGCGATCCGTACACCAACAAGCCCTACGTGATGTTCTACACCACCAAGCGCGTGGGCGGCGGTGTCCACAACCCGGAGCCGATGCGAGCCCTCAAGATCGCCGAGTGATCGGCCCAGGGAACAGCGGAACATGGGGCGGCTTCGGCCGCCCCTTTACTGGGAGAAGCCATGAGCAAGCTCACGAAGCCGTTTCGCGGTGTACGCGACGGCGAGATTTACCCGACTGATTTCACCGTCGGGGATGAATGCCCGCCCGAATTGGAAGCAGGTGCCCGGTCCTTGGGTGCGCTGTCGGAGGGCAAGTCTTCGGCTGGATCGGAATCGGATGAGAAACCGGTGCTGATTGCCAAGCTCGAGGCCGCCGGCATCCCGTTCGACAAGCGTTGGGGTGCTGAAAAGCTGGCTGCGGCGCTGGCCGACGGCAAGAAGGAGTGAACCATGCCCCTGTTGACGCCTGAGCAGTGCCGCGCCCAATGCAGGATCGATGGGGACTACGCCGATGCGGAGCTGGCGGCACTGCTCACCTCGGCCGAAGACGCGGCGGCGGCATACCTGAATCGGTCGCTATTCGCCGACCAGCCGGCCCTGGACAGTGCATTGGATGCCTTCCCGGCTGATGCCGCGGCGGCTGCCTCGGCCTATTCTGCAGCTCTGGCCGCGGCGGATTCCGAGCCAGACGCGGTCAAAGCAGCGGCCATGCGCTCCGTCGCCAGGCAACGCAAGGCGTCTGCCGATCTGGCCATGTCTCGAAAGCTGGCTGGGATCGTCGTCAACCCGAGCATCGTCGCAGCGGTCCGATTGACCTTGGCTCACCTTTGGGAAAACCCAGGTGCGGTGGTGGTTGGAGCAACTGCCGTCGAACTGCCCTTGGGCGTGATTCCGCTACTCCGGCCCTACAGGCGGGTGATGACGCCATGAGAACGTCAGATCTCAATCGGAGGATCAGAATCGAGCGCCCAGCTGAGGGACAGGACGACTGGGGCCAGCCCGTTCATGGATGGGAGCTGGTTGCAGAGGTGTGGGCTGGGATCGCCAACGAAACCGGGCTCGGCGCCATCCGCTCAAACTTGGCTGGCGGTGTTCCAGCGTCGATCGCGCGCTACAGCTTCATGGTCCGATTCGCCGTCCTGCAGTCGCTCGCGGTCGATGAATCTATGCGGATCGTCCACGATGGCCTGATCTTTGAAGTGAAGGGCGTAACCCGCGACCTGAACGACCGAGCCAATGGTTTCATCATCACCGAGCAGGGAGGGAACAGCGGATGAGCATCAAGGCGAACGTGGACTTCTCCGAGGCGGTCAAGGGGCTGGAGGCGCTGCTCGAGGCTCGTATCGGCCTTGCGCGGTCCATGGGTGTTGCCGGCGGCCATGTCATTCGGGACGAGGTGAAACTGCGCGCGCCGGTCGGTACGGAGGAGGGCGGGAGCCGGCGGCCCGGCAGCCTCCGCGACGCGATCTATCTGGCGTACCGCGACGGCCGCTCCACAGACGTCCAGCAGGTGTATTCCGTCTCCTGGAACGCCAAGAAGGCGCCGCACGGGCATCTGGTCGAGTTTGGACACTGGCAGACGCACGCGGTCTACAAGGACAAGGACGGCTCTTGGACGCTCGGCGCGCTGCTGGCGCAGCCAAAGTGGGTGCCGGCCAAGCCCTTCGTGCGACCAGGATATGAGGCATCCCTGGCGCGCGCGCAGGCAGCGATGTTGGAAAGAGGGCGGGAGAGGCTTCCCGAACTGCTGCGCGAAGCGCGAGGGGGAGGTCCATGAGCTACGAACCGTCCCTGCATGCGCTGATCGCCCCCCTGGTGCAAGGACGCTTCTACCCCGATGTGCCGCCAGACCAGCAGGTCTTCCCGTTGGCGCTCTATCAGCAGGTCGGCGGCCAGGCGCTGTGGTTCCTTGAAGGATCGATGCCGGACCATAAGCATGCGCGGGTCCAGATAACCGTATGGTCAAAGTCCCGGCCCGAAGCAAATACGCTGATCCGCAGAATAGAGGACGCTGTCTGCACCGGTGTGCCGCATTGTGAGCCCTACGGTGCCGCAGTCGCCATGTACGAGCCGTCCATCAAGGCCTACGGAGCCCGCATCGACTTCGGGCTCTGGTTCCCTGATCCGTAGCAACTGCCTTAATCCCGCATCCGCCCGGCCACGTGCCGGGCTTTTCGTTTTCAACCAGAGGAACACAACACATGGCACTCAAGCTCCCGAAGGGAACCCAGTTCGGCTTCGCACCCGTGGTTCCCGCAGCGATCGCGACCACCGGTATCTCCAAGGCATCCCCGGCACTGGCAAGCATTCCGGCGAACTCGGTGGACACCGACGACGTGGTCGTGCTGGCGATCCCCGGCTGGCCGGCCCTCAACAATCGAGTCACCCGTGCCGGTGCCGAGTTGGCCGACGCCATCGAGCTGCTTGGAACTGACACCACTGATACGGTCATCTACCCGGGAACCAGCGGCGCTGGCACCCTGCGTAAAGCGGGCGAGTTCATCGACCTGGACCAGCAGGGAGACCCGACGACTGCCGGCGGCGAGCAGCAGTACTGGACGGGCACGCTGCTGGAGGATCCGACCGGCCGTCAGATCCAGATCCCGACCTTCAAGAACGCCAAGACCATCGCCATCCCGCTGTACTACGACCCCTCCAAGCCCTGGTATCCGGCCCTCAAGACCGCCGACGCCAAGGGAGAACCGGTGGTCCTGCGCGCGAAGCTGCTCGGCGGCGATGTGTTGTATTGGTACGGCTACCTGAGCTACGACGGCGATCCGACCATGACCGCCAACACCCCGATGGGCACCACCGCAACGTTCACGGCCCTGGCTGACTCGATCCTGGTGGAGGGCGCCTGATGTTTAAGGTAAAGGCGCCCGAGACCTTCAAGGCATCGTTGACCATCGTCGGCCATGGTCGCGAGCAGAAGCTCAACCTGAGCTACCGGCACATGACTCAGGAGGCGTACACGGCGCTCCTGCAGCGCCTTGCGGCACAGGAGACCACGCCTACCCAGGCGATTCTCGACATGGTCGCTGAGTGGGATGCCGATGTGTCGCTGGATACGGCCGGCGTGGATGAGGCCCTGCAGCAGCAGATCGGCCTGGACGCGGTGATCATCACCGGCTACGCGCAGGCAATCCAGGTGGCCCGCAAGGGAAACTGATCGAGGCGGTGGGGGCGCTGTACTGGCGCGCCCCCACCGAGGCCGAGCTCGCACAAGTCGGCCTCAAAGCGAAGCACTACCAGCCACCCGAGGTGCAGCTGTGGCCAGAGTGCTCGCTGCCTATCGAAATCTTCTCCCGGGTCTCCACCCAGTGGCGCGCAAGCGCCGGAGGACCGTTTGGCCTGGACTACAACGTCGTGTTCCAAGAGCTGGACCGCGAAGGGTTGACCGGTGATCGCCGGGCCGAGGTGATGGCCGCGATCCGCATCATTGAGGGCGCCGCCCTAACCGAAATCAGCAAGGGCTGACCATGACCGACCAATCTATTGGCGCGGCTCGCATCGACCTGGTGGTCGATACTGCGCAGTTCGACAGTGCCATCACGGCAGCACAGCGTGGTGTTGCCGACATGTCGAGCCGCGCTCAGGAGCAGTATCAGCAGCTGTCCCGCGCGGAGCGGGCGCGGGTCGATACGCTGGTGCGGCAGGCCAATACGCTGGGCATGACCCGGTCCCAGCAATTGGCCTACAACGCCGCGCTGCGGACCAGCGGGCCGGTGCTGGATGAGATTGTGCAGAAGCTCGCCCGCGCGGAAGCGGCGGCCAAGCGCTCCGGCAAGGAACTGAACGCGTACGGCGTCAGCGCAGCCCAGCAGGCCGCCGCCATGCGTGGTGTGCCGGCGCAGATCACGGACATTGCTGTCAGCCTGCAGGGTGGCCAGAACCCGCTGACAGTGTTCCTGCAACAGGGGGGCCAGCTAAAGGACATGTTCGGCGGGATCAGGCCGGCAGCGGCGGCCTTGGCTTCGCAGCTGCTGTCGATGATCAACCCGCTCACTGCTGCGGCCGCTGCAACGGCCGCGCTAGGTGTTGCCTGGTATCAGGTCGGGGAGGCCCAGAGGCAAGCAGAGCTTGCTCTCATCACGACTGGAAACTACGCCGGAACCAGCGCCGATCAGATCGCCGCCCTCGCGCGGCAGATGGATAACTTGGGTGGCGTCACGCGGGGCAAAGCTCTAGCGGCTCTGACACAGGTGGCCGCGTCGGGCCGGTTCACCGGCGAACAGTTCCAACTGGTGTCGAAATCTGCAGCCGAAATGGAGGGCGCCACTGGACAGAGCATCGACACCACCATTGCGAAGTTCGAGGAGCTGGCAAAGGATCCAGTGAAGGGTCTGCTCAAGCTCAACGAGGCCGAGCATTTCCTCACGCGCGCTCAATTGGATCGAGTGACCGCCCTTCAGGAGGAGGGAAGGCAGCAGGAGGCCGTGTCGGCCGCCGTTCGCATCTACTACGACAACCTTGATGATGTGGCCACGAGGGCGCGTGACTCGCTTTCGGCAACGTCCCTATGGTGGCAGGAGGTCAAGAAGAGCACGAGCGAAGCATTCAATGAACTTGGGCGCTACATCGATCTGACGGACCGCCTCGCAACCAGGTATGTCGGCACAGACAAGGGTGCCGTTGCCAAGGGCGCGGCCGTGGTCACACCAGTGATGGGGCAGTTCCGAATTGCCGCTGATCTGCTTGGTGCTGCGAACAGCTTCGCCGAGCGCTACTGGGGCCTGGCCTCTAAGCCCACAGTCCGAATGGCAGGGATCTACGCTGATGGCGCTGAGCAGGCCATCGATAGTGCAGCCGAATCTAAGGCGATTAAGGAGCGCAAGAAGGCGCAAGAGGAGTGGGACCGGCTTTCAGGACAGAATCTCTCCAAGCGGCAGAAACAGCTCGCAGAAGAGGCGCGGATCGTCGCTCTGGGCAAGAAGCTCGGCAAGGATCAGGCCGACATCGACCGTGAGGTTGCCGCATCTCGAAAGCAGTTCCAAGAGGCAGAGGCCCGCCGTGGTCGCGGCTCCAAGACGAATCCGGCCACAGCAATCGTTGCGAGGGTCCAGCAGCAGGTAGCACTGAACAAGGAGCAGGCCGGCAGCGAGGAGAAGCTCACCGTCAGTCAGCGACTGCGGGTGCAGGTGCTGGAGGAGCTGGATCGGCTGGGGAGCAAGATTCCGGAGGCGGATCGAAAGCGCATCCGGACGATGCTGGAGGAGCTGAAGACTACCGGCGACCTGGTGGAGGCCAAGGACAAGCAGAAGAAGACGCTGGAGGCTCTCACCCGTCAGCAGGCCATCTTCGACCAGCAGGCAGAGTCGCGGCGACGGGGCAACGAGCTGGACTTGATGAGCTACGGCCGAGGCCAGGGCGCCGTCGCCCAGCTGCGCCGGCGGATGGACGTGCAGCGGGAGTATGAGGACGAGCTGAAGCGCTTGGGCGACCGCCAGGTGGCCACCGATCAGGATCAGTGGGACAAGCTCGCTGCGAACGCGGCCGACCACCGTGACCGGCAACTCCGGCTTGAGGATGAGTACCAGGCACGACGGCTTGCGGCAATGGGAGACTGGAGAAACGGCGCGCGCGCTGCGTTCGAGGACTACGCCAACGACGCGAGCAACGCCGCTGCACAGAGCCAGTCAGCGTTCACCAGCGCCTTCCAAGGGGCAGAGGATGCGCTGGTTCAGTTCGCGATGACTGGCAAGCTGCGATTCTCCGATCTTGCTAACTCGATCATCGCCGACCTGACGCGCATCGCGGCAAAGCAGGCGGTGGTAGGCATCGCAAACCTGTTCTCTGGGGCGTGGGGTGGGGGAGTTACCGCCGCGGGAAGCGCAGCAGTAACCGCAGGAACGCAGCAGATCAACGCCGGCCTTCTTGCAAACATCGGACGCAACGCGCTGGGCGGTGTCTACACATCGCCCAGCCTGTCCTCTTACTCAGGGGGTGTGTACAGCTCTCCGCAGCTATTCGGTTTCGCCAAAGGTGCAGGCGTGTTTGGCGAGGCGGGGCCGGAAGCGATCATGCCACTTCGGCGAGGACCAGACGGTCGACTTGGCGTATCGGCACACGTCGGAGCCGGAGTGGCGGCAAGCCAGACGCCGAACATCAAGATCAACGTCATCAACGAGGGAGGGAGCCAGATGGACGTCCAGCCACAGGACGTGCAGTTCGATGGAGAGCAGTGGGTGATATCCATCGTCGCCCGCGATATTGCGCGCGGTGGCGCCGTAGCAAAGGCCCAAGAGCAGGTGTTTGGGTTCCGCCGCAAGGGGGTGAACCGTGGCTGAACTCGCGCGATGGCCGTCGAGCCTTCCATCTCCGCTGGTCGAAGGCTACTCGGAGGAAGGCGGTGACGAAGGCGTGATCTCCACGACGATGCAAGCGGGGCCGGCAAAGCGCCGGCCCCGCGTCACCCTGGTTCCCGATGCGGTGAAGGTTTCTCTCCTCCTGAGCCGCGCACAGTTTCAGGTTCTCAACGGGTTCTACCTCACGACGCTCAGGAGGACCGCGCGCTTCATCTGGCGTGACTTTCGCATTCCTGAGTCCGCAGACAACGTCGCTGTTTACCGCTTCATGGGGAAGCCAACAGCGAGGCCGGTGAGTGCGAACTACTGGGAGGTCGCCTTGGTGCTGGAGCGCTTCTCCAGTGTCGATGGTCATTTCCCCCTGGACTTCTACGACAACAAGAACTGGCCGGCGACCTGACATGCCTCGCATCCTTTCATCAATTGCAGCTCAATCGATCTTGGCCGAGGAGACCGCCGAGGCTTGGCTGTGTCTACTGACCATTACGCACCCCGATCTGCAGACCATCCGCATCGTCAACAACACCGAACCGGTGGTGCGCGGCAGTGCTGTGTGGAATCCCTGCTCCTTTGAGGCGTCGTTCCCGGACGACACCGACGACGCAACTCCAAACGTCTCCCTTCGGATTGACAATGTGGACCGCGAAATCACTCGGCAGATCAAGGCGCTACAGGGCCCTCGCCCGCAGGTGCGCCTAGAAGCCGTGCTGGCGAGCCAGCCGAGCGTGGTTGAGATGGGACCGTTCACCTTCTCGGTGCTGCAGGTCGACTTCGACCTGATGGAACTTGAGGTTCAGCTTGGCTACCAGGAGGACTTCCTCAATCAGGGGGTTCCGGCGCAGATGTACACCCCTTCCACCTCTCCGGGACTGTTCGTATGAGGCGCTGGGTGGGAATTCCCTATCAGGGCGACAAGTTCTGCCGCGAGTTCGTTCGGCAGGTGCTGGCCGAGCATGGAATACCCATGCCAGTCGTGGACGCGCCCGAGGAAGCGAAAGGGTGGGCAATGGTTGATGTGCCGGAGCGACTGGACGTGGTGGTGTTCAACAACGCCGGCCGGCCGTGGCATGTGGGCGTATGTCTGGGTAGTGGCGACTTCCTGCACGTGGAGGAGGGCATGACCAGCCGCGTCGAGCGCCTGGGTTCGCCGTTGTGGGAGGCCCGTATTTCGGGCTTCTATCGCTATGTAGGAGGTTAGGGATGAGCCAGACGCATTTGCATCTGCGTGCTCATGAGTTCGCCGTGCCGGGGATTGCCTTTGCTACGGCAGGGCAGTCGCTACAGCAGATGCTGGAGGAAGTGGCTGGCGGTGCGCGGATATCGCCCGACGTAGTCGTCAGGGTGGGAGGGTACGTGGTTCCTCGCCACGCTTGGGGCCGAGTGCGACCCAAGCCCGGCGCCCGCATTGATGTCTTGCGGCAGGGCCTGGCCAAGGGCGGCGCCCGCCAGATCCTGGCGGCGGTGGCGATGATCGTGGTCGCCTATTACGCCCCGGGCTGGGGTGCGGCGCTCGCCAAGGGAGCCGGATGGAGTGCCGCTGCGGGAAACGCGATCGCATCCGGTATCACCCTTGCCGCGTCCTTGGCGGTAAATGCGCTCGTGTCGGTGCCGATGGCGTCAGGCGGTGGATCGGAGTCGGCGAAGACTTGGAACGCCTTGACCGGCAGCTCGAACCAGATCAATCCCTACGGGGTCATTCCTCTGGTGCTTGGCGAGCACCGGCTGTATCCGCCCCACGCGGCCATGCCGTACACCGATGTGGTGGGGCACAACGCCTACCAGTGCTGCATGTTCGATCTCGGCTTCGGGGTTATAACGGTGTCGGATATGCGGATTGGGGACACCCCTGTCAGCAGCTACAACTCGTTCTGGTGGGAACTGAGCTGGCCCGGCTCGGCGCCGGCCAAGCTGTACACCAACGACATTGACGAGCAGGCGGTCAATGCGACCATGAACACCGAGGGCGACCAGGTGACCCGCACGACGGCGCCGGGCGTGGACGCCATCAGCCTGGATCTTCTGTTCTCCAACGGCCTGAAGGTGTTCGGCGACTCGCTGGACAAGGGCTGGCCGATGTGGGTGCTGTGGCGGGTTGAGTACCGCCCGGTGGGCAGCTCGACGTGGCTGGCTCCGGCTGCGCCGCGCCTTTCGAAGCTGCTCAGCACCTGGACGCCCGGTGCCAGCGAGTATCCGACCACCGCGCCTGCACCCGGCCTGTTCCTGAGCTGGGATCAGACGCGCGATCCCTTCGCCTCCGGCATCGCCTGGGACGTGGACACGGGTCAGTACGAGGTACGGGTGACGCGCGTGGAGCGTAAGGACCAGACGACCCGGACCTGGGCGGACGGCGCAATCTGGACCTCGTTCCGCAGCATCCGCTACACCAACCCGAGCACCACCGGGACGCTGAAACTCAACGTACGGGTGCTGGGCACGGATCAGCTGTCGGGCACCCTGCAGACCTTCAGCGTGCTGGCCCAGACGACGATCCCGGTTTACAACCGCGGCACCAACACGTGGTCGAACCAGAAGACGCGGAACCCGGCGTGGATCGCCTACTGGCTGATGACGCAATCGCCCGCCCTGTCCGAGCATGTTCCGGCATCGCGCATCGACCTCAACTCGTTTGCGGACTTTGCGGCTCACTGCTACACGAACGGACTGGAATGCCGAATGGTGGTGGATGCGCCGATCACTGCCCATGACCTGTTGAAGAAGGTTCTGAGCGCTGGTCTCGGGGACCTTGGAAACCGCGACGGGCGCTACTGTGTGGTGTTCGATCGCAACGTATCCGAAGCTACCGCCGAGCTCTCCCCGCTGGATATCAAGTCGTTCAGTGCCAGCCGCCAGTTCATCGATTTGCCGCACGCTCTACGGGTGCAGTTCAAGAATCCGGAGGCTGACTGGCAGGACGATGAAATCATCGTGGTGCGGGACGGCTACAGCTATCGTGGCAAGGACGCCAGAGGCAACCCGACCAGCGATCCTGCCGCAACACTGTTCGAGACGTTCCGGCTGGACTGGGCAATGCTCCCGAAGCAAGCATGGTGCATCGGGCGGTATCACCTGGCGCAGGGAGAGTTCAGAAGCACCGTCTACAGCTTCACCACCGACATCTCGGGTTTGGGAATCGTCCGCGGCGACGTGATCGACGTGGCTCACGACGTGGCGGAGTGGGGAGCGGGCTGGGGGCGTGTAGTCAGCCTTGTCGATGGCACGCCGGATGGGTCGGGCGCAACGTTGGTGCTGGACACCGAGGTCGAGACCGATCCGACCAAGCTTTATGGCATCCAGACCCGCACCTCCGGCGGCGGGAAGCGGAAGGTCAACTGCCAACCGCACAGCCCGTTCACCGACACCTTCTACCTGGAAAACCGCCCAGCGGGCATCGTGGCTGGTGACCGCGTTGTGCTTGGCGAGCGCGGTGTGGAGATGGCAACCCTGATCGTGACAGGTGTCCGCTATTCCGAGGATCTTTCGTCCTCCTTCACCGCCGTGGCCTATGACCCGCGTGTGGATCCGTACTGGAAGAACCCGCCGGAGTCGATCGTCAGCGAGATCAGCGGCCGCGACTACGGCGTACCGGCTGCCCCCAAGGTGACCGTGGCGGTGTCGGATCCGGTCAATGACGAAGTCGATGATGCGGGCATCCCGACTGCGGTGGTCAGAATCGGCACTGCCCCCAGCCACGGTTACAACACGGTGGAGATGGCGCGATGACGGTCCCTATCGCGTCGTACGAGCTCCGCGTTCGAGAGGTGGGCGCACCGGACACCGCCTGGCAGTACCGCAGCCAGGTGGCGGGTCAGGTGTTTGTGGTCCGCGAGTTGCAGCGGGGCACGCCCTACGAGCTGCAGATGCGCTCCATAGGGGTGAATGGTCGTGCGTCGGAGTGGGTGGACGTGGCAGTGAACGTGCCGGACACCAACCGCGTCGGCGCGGCCGCTCTGCCTAACATCGGGAATCAGCAGTCGATGTGGGACATGACCACATCCGTGACCTTCTCCGCGTCCAGCGACGCGGAGGGCGCGTCGGTGGCCACCATCAGCGTCACGGCCGGAACCCTGGTCATCGGCTCGGTGCAGGTGGCCTACGCGGCCAGCAGCGCAAGCCTGACCGGCACGGCAGGCCAGAAGGTCACCGTCTATCTCTACTACTACGACCCGCAGCTGCAGGGCGGAAGCCGGCAGTTGCGAGTGACGACCAACATCGTGGAGACGGCCAACACCAACGGCAACGTGGCGATCACCGCCTTGCAGATCACGTTCCCAGCTGCCGGGTCCTCTGGCAGCGGTGGCGGCAGCATCGGCGGCGGCGGCGGCAGTGGTGGAGCGAAGAACCCGGCATTCGAGGAACAACCGATATGAGCTATGTGAAGAAAGATGGTGTACCGGTCGACGCCGGCCAGACTGTGGTCGAGCTGGACACTGGGGACCTGGTCGCTGTGGTCTGCACGCGTACGTTGCTGGGGGGGCAGATCCTGTTCCGTGGTCAGGCCCGCGCCATCAGCGATGGGGGGGCGCCGCTGGCCGGTGCCGACGGCAAGGCGATCGAGCGCGAGTTCCAGCACAGCGACCCGCGCCCAGCGAAGGCGGATGAGGTCGCCCGCGACGTTCTGCTCGCTCTGCTGGGCGAGCAACCCCAGCTGGTGGCGTGGTCGGAACAGGTGCTGCTGGACGTGAGCATTCGGCAGGCGATCGCGCTGGCCACTATCAATACCGGGGCGGTGGACGCCTCAACCGTTCTGTAGGAGAGAGAGGATGACGACGATTGACGGGCGCCAGGTCATTCCTGCGGCTGATCTTCCACAAAGGGGCGCTGGAAGATATGACTCCCTTGTCGGCGTGGTGCGAACCTCGGACTCATTAGCCACGTTTCGGGTCGATGATCTGCCTACGTCCAGAGCCGCTCAGGCCGACATCGATGCCCTGAAGGCGGGTCAGTCCACAAGCTCGATCTACAAGGCGACCTTGGCCGAGCTGCAGGCCACACCTGGCAGCTATGTCGGTCAGGGCGGCTTCGTCCCGCTCGTCGGCCAGTTCAGTTGGGATGGAACGCAGTGGGTAAAAATCGCAGATGACATCCTGGTCGACAAAGCCGACCAGACGCCAGTTCGTCTGGTAACGGGCGCTTCCCTGCAGGTCGAGAGCTCATCCATCGGCTCGGTCACTTCCACCACCACATCCGCCTCAACCAACCTGGTGTTGGCAAATGCGGTCCCGTTGCCGTCGCGGTCGCTTCTGCTTCGCGTATCGGCACGGTTCCGGGCTGCGGCATCTGGAGAGGTGCACGTCCTTTCGCCAGTGGGCGACGGGATCCGCACCAGGACGGTGGCCATCTACCCCATGTCGATCCCTGCTGCAGGTGTGGCATCGATCGGCGTTGACCTGGTCGCGGAGGAGGGGTCCTTCATCGCTTACAAAGCGCTGACCGGTGTGAACCTGGCATTCGATACGCCCGGCGGCACCCAGATCGGAACCGCACGATGGAACCCCGAGGATTCGACCGCGGTGGGGGATGTTCAATCTCCGCCGGTGTTGAGCTACACCGGCAGGCTTGCGCTGCAGGTCGATCTCCAGTCGATCGAAGGACAGCCTCTCGACACCCGCGTGGCGTCTGTGGAAGTTCAGGCGAGCGCGGCTGAGGCAGGTTCACGCAAGGCGTCTGAGTTCTTGGATCTGGCTTCCGTCGGCACGAAGCTGGTGACCGTTGGGTCCGTTTCGGAGGCTTACACGGGCAATGCGTCGGCGGCATATGGCTACGGCCCTGCCGATGCGTCACCGGGCGGAAGCGTTGAGCAGATCCAGGCCATCTATTCCGGCGCGGGCGTGGCTATCATCGAGGCACAGGATGCAAGCCGGGTCGTGACTTTCCGTCATGCGATCCCGTTCGTGGACGGCCTCAATACCTGGGTCGCTGGCCAGGACTTTCCCGAGGTGGATGTTCCGGCGGGTGGCCACGTCTACCTGCGCTCGGGCAGCGGCAACCATGTCAGGTTCTTGAGTGGCGGCGGACCTTCGCTTTCGACTTCCGGATTCCCGCAGGCGACGGAGGTGGGGCAGGTTCAGGACTGGGGGACTTCGGCCGTTCGCGTCGCTGTTCTTGTCGAGTACCAAACCCTGGAGCGGACGCTGCTCGACCTGATCGGCCCGGAGTTCAGCCCGGCGCTGATTGACGAGAGCTTCTCCGCGCCTCCCGTGGGATGGTCGTTTGCTGGCGCGGCGGTCTCCGGCGGCAACCTCGTCAGCGCGGACTCTGCCTCCTGGGGCAACCGGTGCATCCCGACCTACTACGGGAAGTCGCTGCTGATGCGCCGTACCCTCACCGCATACGCCGACATCACGGCAGCGGCACAGGTGTGGGGCATCGGCTTTGTGCGCGACAGCGGCGGGACGGTGCTGGACAGCCCTGTTGCGATCGTTGATGGAGCTATCGGACAGCTGCGGGTCTACAAGTGGAATGGAACCACCGCGCCGGGGACCGCTGCCGCTGAGGTTGCGGTGCCTTGGACCCTGGCCGGTTCGCAGGTCCGGCTGGACATGAAGCGCAGCTGGTTCTCCACGAAGTTCACCCTCACCAACAGGAAGAGCGGCGAGAAGGTCGAGCTGGTGCTGGACTATGGCGCGGGCACGGGCGCCGATAGCGGGCGCGCCTGGGGAGCGCCGTGCCTGGTGTTCCCGTCGACCACTGCCGGCGGGGTCGCGGTCGACAGATTCCGCATGGTCGCGGACTATCCGTTCCCTGCGGCGCGGCCGGCCGCCGTTCTCCTGATCGGCGACAGCATCACCGAAGGCTCGCAGATCGGTGGGCTGCCCTACCCGGAGTACGACAAGGCCTGGTCGCGCCTCGTTGAGTCCGAGCGCGCGGGGAATGGATCGCTGGACACGGTTGTTATGGCTCGGGGCGGCCAGCTGTCCAGTCACGCCGTGAGCGCAATGGGAGAGGCTGTCTCGCTGTGCGGCAGGGATACGGTGGTGGTCGTGACGCTGGGCACCAACGATGCCCTGACTGCCGGCACACAGGCGGCATGGCGCAGCAACATGACAGTGATCCTCAACGCGCTGCGGAGAAGGACGAGCCGAATCGCCATCGGGTGCTTGCCGCCGCTGAACGGCACGCCGGCCGGCCTGCGCGCGCAGATGAACACCGACATCGTCGGAGGCTACTTCGGCGCGGATCTGCTGCCTGCCGTTCGCTTCGATCTGGCCTTGTCCGCCAACAACGACGGGGCCACCTGGGATCCGGTGATGAACTCGGGGGACAACGTGCACCCGGGTGTGGCCGGCAACCAGGCGATGCTGGCAAGGTTGCGGCTCGATCTGCCCGAGGCGTTCGAGTAGGCGAGGGCAGGGGCCGGGCGGGCGTGCCTCACTCGACCTGCTGCAGCAGATCCTCGTGGTTGTTCCTGGGCGTGTTGACCGCCCGGCTGACGCGGTAGGCCTCCATGGATGGGGGCTCGCTGGCCAGCAGCATCGCCATCGCATTGTGCGAGCCGCGCGGCTTTGACTACTGGGAATTCACGCCGCGCTCACGCCTGGGCAGCGATGTTTGAAGCAGAGCGGTAGGGGGACTGCTGGACGCTCAATGCCCGGGCGTTTGGCCGTGCTCACTCCCCCCACGGGCTTGTAGGACCGCCGCCGTGAATCTTCTCATTTCCCTCGCCGGCCCGGCGTTGGCCGCAGGTGCATTGCTTGCTCTCGTCCATGCAATCGTTTGGGGATGCAAATCCCTGGCTAGCCGTCGCATCCGACGATTGAGTCTCCGGTGATGGACGCGTTTCGCTATGCCTATCGGAAGGCACGCGGTTGGCATACACCAGTCCTTACCTCGGCGTGGGTGGGACTCAGATACTCGCTTACCGGGGACACCGGCTACTTCAAGTCGCATGGTGGCTGGCGCATATCACGCGTCCAACGCGGCGGGGAGTCTTCCGAATAGATCTGGCCTGTGGCCCTGCAAGCAGGACTACTGAAAGTCTTGTAGGCGGTCGCGGCTTATCGCCTGCCGATTGTTGCAAGCCGGGCAGCTGAGGACCGCTGCTCCATTGACGTCCTCCAGATTGCGCTCGGTTGTTGCTGCGAACCATCTTCTGCACAGCATGCAGGTAGCGTCGATGCGAGTGACCTGGATCAAGGTTCCATCTTCGTCCCTGACTCCCTCAACTGAGTTGAGCTGGAACAGCCCAGTGTTCGGCATTGTTTGTGAATGGGTGGGGTGTGACGCTTATCATGCCCGCTTTGCGGAACGCTTCACACCTTGCGTCCGCTTCGGGATGGACTTGGGTTTGCCTTCCCTCCATAGTCCTTTGTAACGCCAGCGGATCACCCTATGAGCATCCTCAACGTCTTAATCAGTCGCGAGCAGATGGTCATTGCGGTCGATACGCTTGCCGAGGACGCTCTCACCGGCGTTCAGTCGGCTGGCGCCAAGATGCTGCTGATCCCCCAGCACAACCTCCTGCTGGCGGCGAGGGGATCTACCCAGTTCTTTCTCCGGATCTACGAGCTGGCTCTGCAGGCGAGCTTCCGGGCGGAGTTCACGCTGGAAAAGCTGAGTGCTGAGCTTGGCTCGGTCATTGATCAGCTATGGCCCAAGTACGAAGAGGCGGTGGCTGAGGCCGGTCTCCCTATTGAGCGGCTGGGGACGGAGATCGTCCTGGGCGGGTGGTCGCCACAACAAAGCCGGATGGTGGCGACCGCGTACCTGAAGAATGCCGACGGTCGACCGGCGACAGTACAGCCGATCGCTGGTCAGCTGGCATCGCCAGGTGAACCACTCAGAGGCCTGACCCCGAGCATGGCTCAGGCAGAGATCTTGGCGGCCGGCCGCCTACAGGCGAGCTACCTCAACGCAGTTGAAGGGCGGCGGGTGACCGGTGGCCGGCTCTTACTCGGATTCCTGCAGAAGGGCCAGGCAGTAGTGAAGGACCTCGGGCCTATCGGAGGCTCAGACGCAGCGGGCTAGACGATTCGGCCGCACATGGCCGAAGGGTAGCCCGACCGGCTGTGCCAGGGGGCGTGTAGGGGCACTTGACACGCTAAGGTGAGGGTCCGCCGCCGCTGCCGCCGCTGCCGCTGCCGCCTACGCGCGAGCAGCAGCAACAGGCGCGGCGTTTGGCTGAGTCGGGGGCGCTGGATCTGACACGGATCAAGGAAGCGCTGGAGCCGCGCAAGCCGCCGGCAGCGACCAAGCCCAGGGCGAGGGATCCTCAGAAGCTGCGGGTTAGGGCGGCGCTGCAGCAGCTACGGCGGGGTGTTTAAGCGGGTTATCCCGTGACTTCTGCGTCAGATGCTGAGCATTGAGTGATGCCTAGGGGCGATGCGGGTGAAACTTCGCAGAGATTCTTGCCGCGAGCACTCGGATCTGCTCTAGCTTTTCGTCATCCGGCTCGCGATCAGCTTGCTCGAACGTATCGCCTGTTACAACAGCGTTCAGTTCATCACCGATGAGCTGTGCTTCGTCGATGGTCGTTCTTGATATTCCAAAGCCGCTCAAGTTGTGGATTCTGATTCCAACATCCTCGAATAGGCCCTTGATCTTGGATTCCGCCGCAGCATCCTTCCCCGACGTTCGCCAATACGCGATGGCCTCGCGCGTCAGTGATTCCAAGCCGTTGTCCACGGCATCTAGCCGTAGATCTAGGCGGGCTCCTGCTCGGTTTGCTGTGTTCGCACTGCGCGCGGAGAAGTACCCAAAGAGGCCGCCGGCAGCCGCTCCTGCAACTCCACCGACAACGCCGCCTATGATAGCGGCGAACAGTCCGTCATCCATATTTGGAAGTCACTTTCCTACAGGTACGGCCTTCTCGATATACGAAGATATGCGCGAAGGATATCGCATTGCGCCGGTTGAATTCGCAACCAGAGAGAGATGCTTATCCAGATACGCCTTAGTAAAGCCGCAGTAGCGGATCAGGCCGCCGAAGGCCTCTTCTAAAAAGGATGATCCAAAGCCTTCGGTATCGTCTAGGATTACCTGGACCTGATCATATTCCTTGAGCGCAGGCACAAGGAGCTTGTCACGAAAGGCTTCGCCGCTGAAGTCGCCGTCTTCCTCGTGCCTGCCTGCAGGAACGTTTGAGAAGTCTCGGCTGATATTGATGATCTTCATTTCATTCTTGACCATAATCTTCAATAACCCACTCGATAAACGTTCCGTCGAAGGGGGAGGGGACAGCGAAAGAACGTTCATTTTCTATTTCATTCTCTCTGCTGTATACGTACGAAGCACGATTTGTAATAACACGCAATTGACCGCGAGAATTATGAGAGTCGACGTAACCCTTGATGTTCTCGCGTAAACCTTTGCCGCGGTGAACCTCTCCAGTCTGCGATCTATTCTCACCATCCTTCGCAAATGCTGCTCGAACGATATGGGCATCGTCCTTCAGTAAATCAAACGGCACAACCTTGCGGATCGATTCCCATACCTTGCTGCGCGGCAGCGTCCGAGCAATGCCAACACCATGGTCAACTACCATGACAGTCATCGTACGCCGCTCAGCGTTCACGGAAGCTGAAATCCACCAGCGCTTGGGGCCCGATTCACGATCGTCAGGATAAGCATGCTGGGAGACGTTCGTCATTGCCTCCACGAGACCTTCGTACAGGGCTTCTCGGTCTGCCACCGTTGGGCCAAGTTCCTCAATTGAGGTCCGCAACTGCCTGGCAGGCTCCCCTGGACTCCTATGTCCTGTCTGAAATGGAACATAGCGATCCTCACCTGCAACAATGGGGTCATCTAGAACCCGACGAGTGTGCAGGACCTCGAAGAAGCCCATCTCCCGCAGACGGCGACGGACGCTAGGTGTCCAGTTGTTAATGTCGAAGGCCCGCAGCCATTTCGCCTCCGTCCGCTCCCGCCATTGATCGCACTCAGCGACCAGCAACAGGGCTGCCGCTGGGGAGATATCCTTCACCGCTGCCAAGTCGATCAGGTGGTTGCCTTGAAGAGACGTGGTGATGCGCACGTTCCTAAAGAACTCCATCGTCGCTTGGTAGTTGTCGTCTAAGTCGAGCACTGGCGGAGGCGTGAGTACCCTACGGTTGATCTTATTGCCCATGCGGTTGAAATGTGGCCGCATGGGAGCAACTTTGCGCACCCGGGCCAGCGTCTCCTTGCCTGCTCTTGATCGGGCTACGCGAATGACCAGACGCTCCAGCCGTCGCTTCTCCCTCTTGGCAGCTATGCGCCGCCGCTTCCATGTGGCTGACTTTCTCAC